AAAATCTTCTGCTATACCTACACCGGTATAACTATTGGTTGCTGAAACTGCCATGATTGTTTACTCCTTAAATCATTTCTTCGATTAATTTACTTGCCAAGTCTGAACTGCCTGATCTTCGTAATTGTTCACGAATTTTTTTAGCGTTAGAATTGACTGCTTTATTTGGGTCTTTTGAACCAGGTTTCACTACTGGTTTAGCACGACTGACCTTTTTCTTTACTACCGAATTTTTAGATTTAAGTTTTCTCCATTGCATCGCATCGTGCAACACTCTAACGTGTCGAGGATCAATAATTGCATTAAGTTCCGCATCAGTAAATCCGTAATCTTCTCTACCAATAGCAATAATTTCCTGGGTAGTCTCTTGACTCCAGTTTGGTATTTCTTTGGCGAGGACTTCTCTACCTTTTGCAACTTTTTCTGCAACCATCTGTTGCTGTTTGTTCAATGCTTGTTGCCTTTTGGATTCAAACTGTGAAACCAAGTTACTGCGCTGTTGCTGTAACTGATTAAACGTAAAGAATTTCTTCTGTGCTGTTACGAAATCACTATCAGACAGTTGTTCCCAGTTCACGTCTTGAAACTCAGATAACTGTTGGTCTAGTGCCGTAATTTTTGCTACATCCTGAATTAACTCACTGTTCAGCATTGACTGCTGTTGTAGGTTTTGCTCTTGCAAACGAATTTGATTCTCTAAAGATTCAAGTTCCTTACGCTTTTCTGCAACTTCCTGAGTTTTTTTGGTGTAGTCAAGTCCTTGTTGCGCTAATGCCACGACTTCGTCAAGAGGTTTCTCAATTTCCTCACCATTAACTTTTAACTTAACAGATTGTAAAGGTTGTTCCTCATCGGATTCCTCTTCGTCTACTTCATCATCAGTTTCTAGTTCTTCATCATCGGAATTTGTATCTTCTACATCTTCTTCGTCATATTCTGACTCTTCTTCTGTATCTTCTACATCTTCCTCAACTTCTTGTGGTTCTTCTTGAATTTCCTGATCTACAGGTGGTTCATTTTGAATATCACCAAGCATCGCTTCTAAGCGACTTTGTGGTGACTCCATATTTGGTTGGTCACTCATAATGTTTCCTTATTTAATTAGGCAATGTACTACTTAAGTGGGTCTGCCCTTACCCAAATTCTTTATCGTGGATCTTGCACTTGCAACTTTGCCATCTTGCCTGTTTGCATAATGTCTTTAAGTGCTTTCTCGATTTGAGTCAAAGTTTGTAGAGCAATAACTAATCTGTTGTGTGTTACATCATCACTTAACGGACTGTTTTGCATAGCATCAACAATGTTATTTTTAACCTTGTTAAATGCTTCCCGGTAAACTTCGTTGCTCAGTATCTTTTCTGCTTGTTCCCCACGCTTGATTTCTTCAAGTGCTTTATCTTTCATTACATTCCCATTTGTGCTTTAATGTTTGCAATAGCAAGATCGGTCTCTGCTCTAAGTTGTGCTTTAAATCTTTCCAACTCTGCTTGAGATGCAATCTTCTCACGTTCTATTAGTATATCATTTTGTGAACGTAATTGCTCTTGCTTCATATCAGCATCATTCTTCTGCGCTTCTAATTGCATATCTGCTTGCGCTTTCATTTGCTCGATTTGTAATTGACCTTGAATTAATTGCTGTTGCGGATCAGGTTGTTGTTGCTGACCTGCTTGTGGGTTATTAGCGGGATCATTCCAAAACTCATCAGGGTTCTTAAATCCTGCGTTCTGTGTAAGTTTTGATAACGCATTGTAGATTTTACCTGGATCAGTAAGTCCAACTTGTAATGCTTCTTTTTGCATTTGTAGAATGTTGTTTAAGTGCATTAACTGCTGATCTTTGTTACCCGCACCTAAACCTACTGATATAGATAAGTCTTTACGATTCTTCCATGAACGAGGATCAATCTCTACCCATTTGTTTCTAATGCGAACGATGTCAGGTTTAGTTAAGTTTTGTCTTACCATTTTATGAACGAGTAAGAATAAATCTTTAACACCTGTTTCTGCAAATGTTCTAGCAACTAACTCTAGTCGTTGCTGTGATGCGTTCATAATTTGTTGAACACCAGTAGCAGTTTTGTTTAATGAGTTGCTATCTAAACCTTGGTTGTAAGCAGTAATACCAGTACGCTTCTCTTTCATGTTATCCATGTATTCAACCATTTGGAATGATGATGCAGGGAATGGAGCGTGTTGTAATGGCATGATAGATGAACCAGGTTCACCTTGTACTCGAACAACACCGCCTGGTCTTGATGTCAACATATCGTCTAGGTTTACACGATCAGAGATAGCATAACGACCATTATTAGAAAGATACATATTATCTAATTGACCACGAATCAATGTTGATTTAACCATTTGAATATCTTTAGTTAAGTCAGCATAAGAACGACCAATATGTCTGTGTGGCATTAACATAGGAGATATACAGGCAAATGGAACATGGTCACATTCTTCTTCGTAGATTATTGTATTACCAATAACAACATAACGCATACGCTCATCACCAACTCGATAGTATGTATCTTTAACTAGAATGTCTGTTGTATCTACAGCACGATCATATTGCTCTGAGTAAATATCACGAGCATTAGATTCTAATTCAAACGCATCTTGTGTGTCTGCCATAATTTGTTCGACTTCTTCTACTTTCATATCGAACTGTTCTGCAATCTCTTCAGGACACATTAACTCACGATGTTGCACAAATCTAGCACTGTTTAAGTTTGTTCCGTTGCAGTCAACAGATACCATAATACTTTCAGGTGCTACGTTTTTAATCTTAATGCGACCATTAGTTTCTGTAATACGAATCTTAACGTCATGTAACATAGGTTGCATAAACGCTTGTTGCATTTCCATGTCAATCTCAACACCTTTACCATCTAATGGTTTGATCTCAGGGTCTTGAGTCATCATTGGAGGTGTCATTGGCATTGGTGTTACTGATGGATCAGGATAAGATGTATGTTCTACAATCTCAACATTGTCATCTTGTGCCAACATATCAAGTTGTGCATCTGTTAATCCTTCATATGACTCTTCGTCTACATCATTTTCTTCTTCGTAGTATGCTTTTACGTATCCGTTTTTAGAGAGTAGTGCATCTTTAAACCAAACATAAAATACTTCAAACCCATTGTTCTTTTCTAAAACAATATGGTTTACATAATCTGTTTCTTGGTCTGCTGATTCTTGATCTTCAGGATTCTTGGGTTCAAATCTTACAATTTCGTCTCCACTGACATACACTTTTAAAAGTTGTGGCAAGGCGGATTCTATAGTGTCTTGCGTGTCGTAAGATACTACTTGAGAACGACCTTCAATTTCGTTACCAAATGGTTCACCTAAATAGTATTGAATTGCTTCTGCACGTTCTTCAGATAGTTGCGCATCATTAATACCATACGCAATACTTTCTTCGTTCTCTATCTTAGCAACTATTTCTTCTTGTGTTAATTTCATTAAACGATTCCTAAATTAGAATATTTTATCTCGCTATTGTGCCAAGACTCATTGGTCATATCTTCAATAGATACTGCTAAATAACGAAACGCATCTGCACCATGTGAATATTCATCATGAACTGGTGCGCCTGGTTCATTGGTTGTAGAACTAATACCACGTCTATAATGCTTTAAACATTCTATAAGACGTTTTGTGTTTGTATCAAAGTAAACTCGATGGAAGTTCATTCGTGCTACCCTTATACCTGATTCTATATCAAGTCTAGGAACGATGCGAACATCCCAATCATATCTCCGCATAATATCTTCTGCTGATACACCATGCTTAAAGTCTTTGGTTCGACCATCATGCGGTAAATACATTTGACCCCAGTTGTATCTCATGTCTTTAAGTTGAGCAGAGTAACTGTCTAATGTTCTATGGTCATCTTCTATGTAGTTAATGACACGAATATCTGATACACCTTTTTGTACAAGTATGATTGACATACTATCATTCCAACCTAAGTCCATAACTACATGAACTTTAAGTTGTGGGTCATAAGGAACTTTTGTTACTCTTCCTTGCTCTTGTGCTTCTGTAATCTCTTTAGCATAGATAGCACCATCAACAGCACTCTTACATTCACCTTCCCAAATATTACTGTAGTCAGGGTCATGCTCTTTACTATGCAATCTTTCTTGTTCGAGAACATCCGGAAAGAATGGATTATCGTTATAGTTAATCTTAACTACTTTACTGTTCTCAGGAGGATTAATTACAAATCGTTGGTATGTATCATCTGTATCTAATGATGGGTTAAATGTTACCCATATCTCTGATCCAGGTTTACGAATCGTAGGTATAAGAATATCCCATGACTTCTTACTAACTGTTTGTGCTTCCTCGATCCATACTCTATCAACACCCTCAAATGATTTAATACTTTCTACTGTGTTGTTAGCAAGACCTGTAAAACTAAACTTAGTCCCATTCTTTCCCCGTATCTCGTTTTCTAATACTTCGTAGAATGATCCTAATTGTAACTCTTGTATTTGGTCAGATAGTAACTGGTGAACTGATTGCTTAATTGATCTTTGTACTTCCCTAGCACATAGAATACGCAATGGTTGTTGCCTAATTGCACCCTGTATTAGAAGTTCTCTAGCAACTCCCCATGATTTCCCGCTACCTCGACCTCCATATAGTATTTTGTATCTATATGGTTTTGATAGAAATTCTAGTATCTCAGGGAATAATGCCTTAATCTTTTGATTTGACATATTCTACTGTAATACCTATTGGAAGATCAGTTCCATCTATTCCTGATAATTCTGTCGTTGATACTGATTTACCATCAACTCGATCACCAAATTCTTTTATAGCAGATATATCGCCTTCTTTTGCTTTATTAATTAATGCCATAGCAATATCATATGCTACTTGTCCCTCTGACTGAACATTAATCCTCTTGATTGTTTCTGCGTATAACCTATTGGATTTACTAGCATTTTGATTGTTTTTTGGTGCGCCTGCACCTTCTCTTTTACCGCCATGTGTAACTATTTGTTCTGTGTCTTTGTCATCGTGTTCCATTACAACTCCATATAGGTTGGTTGTTTAAAAGTTAAGTATTCCTCGTAAAAAAAAGTCATCAGGCATACCTTCATTCATATAATAATCTAATCCTAATTCACCTCGATCGTTACCATATGATACATCTGCGCCTGTAATACCTTTATCTTTAAATGTTCCCTGGAATCCTGGTGCATTTACATCTACATTATATCCTTGACCTGTGACTCCTGCTGATAATATACCTTCATTCACTGGATAGTTCAAACCTAATCTACCACCATATGATGTGACATCTTCATATGGACTCCAATTAGTTCCTTGCGTTGGGTCTTGTATGACTTGACCACCTCGTGTGTCAAAACTTCCTTGCACATTAGGTGAATCATAATAACCACTAAAATCTAAAATGTTTTGTGTTTGTGGTTGAGTATATCTTTCAGGATTCATTCTAGCATTAATTTCTGCCAGTCTTTGCCTTCTACTTATTTCATCTAATACAGACGGATCAATGGTAGTGTCAGGTATCTGAATCTCTCCAGTTCTGATCTTTCTTTTAATTTCTTCAATATCCATTATATGTCCATCGGTATTAATAAGTTATCTAAAGTCCATGCCCACTCTTCTGCATAATCACACCGACTGTAATCATCGAAGCATGGTGTTCCTATAGTAAAGTGAACTAACTTAGCATCAGGATTATACTCGTATTCAGATACCAACCAGTTCCATTCTTTTGGAATCTCCCCGACTAGATCTATAAATTCATTTTGTAACCACTCAAATCGATGTAAGTGTTTACCTGTTGCAGTCATAATGTATTCAGGTGTTAATACTCTGTTTTTGTAATGACTACAGTTCCAATATATGACACTTGACCAGTTTTTCCTAGGATAATCCTCATTCTTGTTACCTAAGTATTTAACTGGATGTTTTGTTTGGTAGTCATGTTTAACTACTGATACTGCTTTTGTTCTGTCTATCGTATTAATTAACTCTGCTATATCTTCCCGGCATAGCATATCACCATCTACAAATAACGCTTGACCATGAAAGTCACATAAGTAGGGAACTAAAAAACGAGAATAGATAAAAGCATTAGAACCATCATTGTGTGTCTCCATATAGTTATTTATTGTATTTAAAGCAAGTGGTGTAAAACTCACCGGTATGGTTGCTTTTTCTATAACACTTTGGCAGAACACATGATATGCAACTGGTTCTATTTGTCCATCAAACCCTACAAATATTTTTAACATAAAATAATTATATCAAATTATGGTGTGCTTGATCCTGAATTATTTGATGTATTGT